ATTCATGACCCTGCTTGTCCTTCACTTCAAAGACAGGCCAGCCTTGATCATCGCCGTGTTCATCGCGTTCAAAGCGAAAACCAACGATCTCTAATCCGATCATATCTTCATAATAACCCTTCATATCCATGGCAAAACTCCTTTCGTTTTATTGCCTCTTGATGTAAAGTTAGTTCTCGATAGTTTGGTTGTCAACAAAAATATATAAAAAAATTCGGAGTAGTGATGAAACGTAGGGAATTATTGAATATTGCGGCTGATTTAATTGATGGGGATCGCGCAAAAGACTATGGGGATGCCAAAGATAATTTTGTTCGTATTGCGAAGACCTGGGAAGTTGTGCTTGGCCATGAAGTCACACCCGAACAAGTTGCGTTGTGCATGATCGGCGTGAAGTTAGCGCGACTCGCTAATTCTTCGGAACACGAGGACAGTTGGATTGATATTGCTGGTTATGCTGCGCTCGGCGGTGAATGCGCCTCTGGTTCACAATAACAACCCAATCGGTACTATTAGTACGAAATAGTATCACTATTGATACCATTCATCCCTATCGGGTTTTATGCGTACTAACACATATGTTATATTTATGCGCTGTACTGCATATCTAAAAGTGTCTTTCATAAATTATGAAAGTTACTCCGCTTCCCAATAACGTAACCAGAAATGCTCTCCGCATTTGTCAATCTCTTCCTGCGGGTAGCCTTCCTTTACAATCCATTCCATTACAGTCTCACCATATTCATTGGAATCATCTGTTGGTTGCTTAGATAAGTTACCTGCAAGATGCTCTGGCAACGGTTTAGGAAAACCATACTTCCAGCCGCTAGGCGGGTCACACATGATCTGCTTCATCTATCTTTCTCCTTGGTTAAATTTAGCCATCTGTGATGGCGAATATTGGAAGCAATGGTTTATAAACGATCCAATAGCGGAGTTATTGTACAATTTATGAACCATTACCACTTCCTATGACTTTGACACTGCCAAGTTTTGCCGAAATCAGAACTCCAGTTTGCTTGGCGATCACCACAAACCGAACAATTCTTCGGGGGGTGAGCAGCGAAGTTGACCTGCGCTGCCTGAATTTTTTCTTTGATTCGCTTCTTTTCAAACGGGTTCACTGATTCGTAAGACCCGAACAAATCTTTCTGACTCATTTTCCGCCCTCAATAGGAACTACTGCCAACCGATAACCCAAAGCATTCAATGCCGCGTCCAGCGTGTCCACTCTTGGCATTGTCTGAATTCTCCAATTCCGAATAGTATTTCTTTCAATACCGACACGTCTCGCGAAATCTAATTCGTGTATTTGTTTCTTTTCCATCTCCTTAAAAAGAAACCTCACACATGAATGTCCATTGGTTGTCTCGTAAAAAGATTTCCGAAGTTTTTTTCTGTATTGCCTTGGCATTATAAGTTGTCCCTCGCTGTTCTTGGTTCGTACATGCCCGCACTCATGTCACCGCTTGGGGCGCCGAGCCAGATCTTGCCGCCAGTTGCTGTAAGTTGGAACTTCCCAATCTTACCCATCCTGTGCAATTCACGAACATAATTTTCCAATGTGATCTTTGCTAATCCCTGCAATACCTCTGGTGCATCTGCATCATCGTTAACACGCTTATGCACTGCGTTATTCCCGCTTGTATGCGTAAGAGCCACACCATTCCTCTCACAAGACAAGATCCAATTCAAAAGCGCATCCAGTTTGATCTCTTTCGCCGAGCCTCGCTCTTGCGCTTGGATCTCTTCAGTCTTGTCGATCAGCAGACCAGACATTGTGTCACGAACAAAATGCCGAACATTTCTGTCTGCTGGACCATTTGACTTCACGACCGCGCCATCAAAACATCTGTTACGTTGATACGGGATGCCTAATTGTTCGCATGTTTTCTGACCCCGAGCCGTATCCACTTGCCACAATGCAAAGGCAGAACGAACACCATCAACCAATGCACTCGTACCCCGAATAAGGTTACGAGCCTGCTCTGGTGTTTTGACCACTGCATCATCCTTGATCTTGGTCATATGGTGACACATCAGCACCGATGCGCCTGTCTCTGTAGCAATCTTAGCAAGCAAACCCATCAGAGCGGCACCCGCTGCTGGATCAGCATTTACGTCTGCGTGTACAAAAGAAGCCAGAGGATCGAACACAATCATCTTCAAATTATCAATCTGCAAGATTTGTTCGTAAATCCTCTCGAACTCCTCCGTTGTGCTGAACTCGCCATTTGCTTCGTTCATGATTGCAAACACGCCCCCGACATTCGGAAGGGGAACAATTTTCAATTCATGTGGGTACCGAAACCGCTCATCAAACGGATCAAGCCTTTCGATACGTCTGTGCATCTCTGCCTCATCATCCTCTGCTGTGAAGATAACGACATTACCGAACTCTTTCACAAGCCCGCCGAAAGCGTTTGTCATTGGCTTTGCTGATGCGATCTTCATCCCGAGATCGAGCGTCATCATGCCCTTGCCAGCATCACCTGCGGCAGAAAACAAAATCGGAACACCGAGCGGAAAAGTGTCATCGACCAAGAACTTCTGTGTCGGCGCACTTCCCGTAAACCTGCTGACCAGCATGCTATCATCAAGCAGGTTTAACTTACGTCTTGTTTGCTTTTTCGTATTCAGGAAATTCTCAATATTGAAACCCTCCTGAATAGCATCAAAAGAGTCCCACTTCTCAGGCTTGCCCTGCGGTGGTGTCAACATGGTCACCGACTTAGCGCCAGCATTGAGCGCGAGATCCTGAACCAGATCGGCTAGTTTGCGACCTTGCGTGTCGTTATCTGGCCAGATGATTAACTCTTTGCCCTGCAATGGCGAGAAATCATACTGTGCAGCCGTCTTCTTGGTCAGGCTTGCACCAGCCAATGTACACGTTGCTGTGTAGCCCACTTCGTTCAAAGCATCAGCGCACTTCTCGCCCTCAACCCAGATGACCCGTTCCGATGCCAAAATGTTCGGGATATTATAAAGCGGGCGAATGTCTGGGAACTTCGAGTACGGAATACCAGGCAGGAACGGACGGAACTCTTTCTTTGGCTTTCCGCTTGTATCTAGGATTGGATTGCCCGAAATGTCCTTGACGTTATAACGCCGCACTGAAACCAGAACTTCACCATCAGAATTAGTGTAGTTGTACTCAATATCATATGGAGATTGAGCGTTGTACTGGGGCTTGATTGGGTTTTCAATCGGCCCGTTATCCCGAACAATTTGTGGCCTATCATTGTCAGAGTCTAGGTAGCGTTCAAACATTTGCTTGATCTCTGGGAGGCGCATGCCTTTGCCTTCCATCAAGATCTTTACGATACCTCCAACCCCGACATTGCCATTGAAATCTTGACCCTGCATAAAGTATGGCGATGCTGTGTCGATGTTAATCTTCATCGACTGGCCTGGGTCACCTAAGAGCGACCCGATATAAAACACTTTGCCATGCTCACGACCAGCAGGATATGTGTCGCGCAGGATACGCAACTGCTCTGTTCGCGGAACATTCCTTGAAATTTGTTCGACTAATTCATTTGCGGAAACACTAGATCTAGTGTTGCCAAACCTAACCACACTCATTATATTGTACCCCTAACTCCTTCATCTTCTAATTAAGCCGTCTGTCCAAGGGCGGCTTAATTATTTTGCCCAACATGTATTGCGATAATCACAAAACTTGCAAAGATAGAAATCATCATTCTGTGCTATACGCGGCAAAATGTCATTACTTTTCGATGCTTCTAAAATTTGTACTGCTTTATCGCTGACTTTCTGAGCCAGTTCTTTGTTGTATGGAACCAACTCAATATAGACTTCACTTGTATTCTTGTTCAGCACCGTGAACACACATGGGTTCTTGTATAAGTCCATGTATGTTTGGTACAAAGCCACCTGTGCTGCATAAACAGGATTGGCAACAGCCACCCCTTTATTAACGAATTCCTTAAACTTCTTGTCGTTTGCTGACTTACATTCCCACAGCATTGGGTATTCAATATCAACAGGACCACCGCAGATAACGCCGTCAATGTGACCACGAATCTCGCCGTCTGCGATGGAGAAACCAAATTGTTCGTCTTTCATTGACTTCGATACACGCAAATCAAACCCTGCATCCTTGAAGAACATCACCATCAAATCTTCAATTGCGTGACCGAGTGAAAATGTTCGTAAAGTTTTTGCTGGGAATCCCTTGTCTGCATCAGGCTTGTAACCCATGTATCTGTACTGAATTTTTCTGGCGCACGGATCACCGAGCGATGATGCGCCTAGATACTTACGTCCCTCTCGTCCTTCTTCCTTCTCCAGAATACCTTGATCAAGAGCGGCAACGATGTCGTCACAATATTTAGAAAGGGATCCCCCCGTCCTCATCTCGTTCTGGCCGAAACTCTCTGTATACTTCTGCAAGGTATTCATCAAGGTACTCATCGTTAATGTCCTTTAGGCTCTGAGTGACAACAATAATTGCTAATACTTCTTGTTCGGTTAGATCACATAGGCGTTTGTGCCAACCAATTTTTTGGTAGAGTTTTGCGACTACCTTTAGTGCATCGTCTGGCTTTCCCAATCTCCATTCCCTCCCATCATATACGAGAACTCATACTGTACATCCATCTCTGGAATAACAAGCGTAGCGTGACCACACACAACGTCTGGTGTTTCGTCAATCTGCTTTGCGACCTGATCCATAATCATCTCTGCGATGTCATCATCATCTGCGCTTCTCGCAACGTGCATAAACATGTCAACTTTGTGTTCCTTATCGTTCCATGTCTCAAGTAAAATACTCAACTCACCGCGCATTTTGTTCTCCTTGCATGATCGCATTAATGTTGTTGTCGATAATCTGTTTGTTAAAGACGTAACTAATCATGCAGGCCGCTTTGTATTTTGTCCAACTAAAGTCCATGCCTGACACATGGACACCATTACGCAACAACAATTCACGTTGTTTGTCTGTGATACGC